AGATTCTGGCCGCGCAGCATCTGCTGACAGGTGGGTCAGACTCAGTGTTCGGCATCAACTCAGAGAACACCTTCCGACACCGCTGGAAGCGCTACTGTGAGGTCAACGGGCTTTCCTACGTTCCGCCATATAATCTGCGGCATACCTTTGTGAGCATGGCCAAGACGCTACCGGAAGGTGCGGTAAAGCCTTTGGTCGGTCACTCCCGCCAAATGGACACTTACGGTATCTACGCCCATCTGATCGAGGGCGAGGAAAAGGAGACCACTGCCGCGCTGGAATCAGTGCTTCAGAAAATATTGCGGTAACCCACTTTAGTAACCCACTTTTTCTGGTAAAGCGTGAGCATCAAACGCCACCGGTGAATATCAGTTTTTCAAAACGGCGTATTTTCGTCAAAAATGCTACGGCGTATTCTCCCACGGCAGCCCTTGGCCGGGTTCGAGTCCCGTATCCTGCTCCATTAAAAAGAACGTCAGTTCGTTGAGAACTGACGTTCTTTTTCTTTTGATCACCCACTTTGTAACCCACTTGACTTTTCGTAAACAGAGCACAGCCCCGGACAGTAAAACCGCTGTCCGGGGCTGTGCTTTATCAAATCGCCCGGCGGTTGCGCCATCCGGCTGCCGGGAGGTGTCACAAAGTCCCCTCCATGGTACGCACTGTCAGGAGGCGGAGAGGGGACAGCCGCAGCGCTGCGGTGTAACTCACTTCTTCCCCTGCATCTGATCCAGCAACTCATCGGCGCGGATGGCCTCAGGGGTGAAGGAGTTATTCTCCCACCATGCCCAGATGGCGGCAGCGGTGGTCAGGCCAGCGGTCACCCACTGCTCCACGCTAGCGCTGTCGATGGGCAGCACCGGCTTGCCTGCTGCGCTCAGCAGCTGGTTGACGAGGGCCAGTGTCAGCACAACAGTGCGGGCAATGGTCGCGGCGGGGATGGCGGGGGTGTTGTTCTCAGGGATGTGTGCGTTCATAATGTCAGTTCCTTTCTTCAGTCGTGGATGGGTAAAGCGCAGGCTCTCTTGTACAATTCCGTGCCGGTGCCGTTGCCGCCCATCACATGATAGGTCTTGTAGAGGTAATTCAGGTTGCGCAGGCCGTCGCGGGTGATGTACCCCAGCTCCATAAAACGGTAACACTCGGTATAGATGCGGTCGTGCAGCAGGGCCAGCACCGCGTCCCACAGGGCCTTGATTTTGGGGATGGCGGCAAGGATCGCGCCGCCGATCAGAGCACAGAGCCACCCGGCCCAATACTCCGTGATAAACTGCCACATCGGTCTCACCCCTCGTCATCATCTTCCCACGCCTGCCGGATGCGCTGTCCGTTGTGACACACCGCATCCAGAACGGCATCTGCTTGGATATTGGATGCCAGCAGGGCCTTGTCTTGGGTATTCATATTGTAGTACCCCGTGAACACCTCACCGTCTGCCAGAGGCGCTGCTACGGTGATGCGGTCGATTTTGTGCTCTTCCAGTGTAGCTAGAACCTCTGAGAGCCAGGGTGCGTATGGTGCATCTGAAATCAGATAACTTGCCATCGGTCTCACACCTCCATTACCGGAATACCGTATTCCTCGGCGCACTGCCGCTCAATGCGGCAGCCGCGTGCGTACTCCCAGCCCGGGGCGAAAACCGCCACGTCAGCCTTAGCCAGAAACTCGATGCTGCGTGCCAGATAATCCAGCGGCTTCGCATCGGGGCCAAAGTCCTCAAAGAACGTTTCCAGAGGAACCGCATCGTCACCAAACACGGCCTTTGCCTTCCCGATCACTGCGGCACGCTCCTGCAGCACCTGCTCGTCCGATAGGCCGTTCATAGGCTGGCTGATAAAAAGCTTCTTGCTCATCACTTATGCTCCTCTCACTTTCGTCAGCCCGGCCCGCTGGATGATGGAGGCGTAGTCCTTGTAGGCCACGCTGAGGTCTGCGCCCTTGGCAATGCCGGGAATCTTTCCGCTGCTGGTGTACTGCCACATCCCGAAGGGCCAGCCGGGGGAGGGCTTCTTGGTGCGGTAGGCCGCCAGCCATACGTCGTAGGGCTTGAGGGCCGCGCCGCCCATGTAAAGGTTGTTCTGCCCGAAGTTCAGGCCGGTGTAGAGCATGGCGTACACGCCCCAGCTCTCCACCACGCTCAGGCAGTGGGCCACGATGTCGGTCAGGGCGGACTTGCTCAGGGCCGCCTGCAGCTTGTCCTCGATGTCCACAGCCACCGGGAGCTGGAACGTCTTGCCGGTCAGCGCCTGCTTGAACAGGGCCAGCTCCCTGTCGGCTTGTGCCTTGGTGGTGGCCTTGAAGTAGCCGTACACGCCCACCGGGATGCCCAGCCGGGTGCACTCGGCGTAGTTGCGGGCAAAATAGGGGTCAATGTAGGGCTTGCTGGGTTTGCCCTCTTTGCTATTGCCCATGGCGCGGATCATCACACCGGAGATAAGGCCGCTGCGCTTCACCGCGTCCCAGTCGATGCGGCCCTGCCAGCGGGACACGTCAAGAATTGTTCTGGGCATTCTGCGCCTCCTTCTCGGCCAGCAGCTCGGTCAGCTCCTTGTACTCGTCATCAGTCAACTTGCTTGCGGCATAGAAAACGTCCAGCTTGGTGCTCATGCCCTCCAGATTGCCGCGTTCGATCATGCGTTTACAGGTACGGTACAACATAGGTTTGTCCTTTCCGGGGCAGTGCCCCATCTTAAAAATGTTATCGTCCTCTTGGCAGAGGGGCTTACTCCGTGATCCCCAGCTCCAGTAGGGTCAGCCGGTAGGCCTGGTCAACGTTCAGCGCATCGGCATCTGCCTGGGCAGCTTCCACCGCCACAAGCCGCTCCTCAAGTGTAGGGGTCGGCTTCGGTGCATCGGCAGGGTCTGGCTGCGTGCCAGCCTCCACCACAACGTAAGCATCCGGCTGGTCGTCCATGCTCCACAGAGCCTCGCCAACGGCAGCCGCTGCATTGTGGGCGGTAATGGCATCCACAACGGCAGAATAGGCATCGCACTCTTCCTGCGTGATGACCGGCTTCGGGATTTTTGTTCCGGGTTTGATCTCCATTTGCATTCACCTCACTTCCAGCGGCCATAGGCGATCCAGTTGACATATTCCCGACTTCCGGAAAGATTTATGTACATAGATGTTGTTGTTTTGTCAGTAAAGCCAAAGCTCGCATTGCCCGGGTACTGCGTTTGGAGCGATCCAATGCAAGAGTAATTTGCATTTGCAAAGGCAACAGGTAAATACGTTCTATCCATGTTGGTTCCCCAGCAGATCTGTGTTCCATCGGTATAGCGCACATAATAGGTTCCGCTGGTATAGACCGCTGAAGCACCCGCCGGGCCCTGCGGGCCAGTCGCGCCTGTGGGACCTCTGGCTCCAGTTGCACCGGTAGGCCCTTGCGGCCCCTGTGGGCCGGTGGCACCGGTGGCACCCTTGGGGCCCTGCGCACCGGTATCTCCTTTGTCGCCCTTTGCGCCTTTCAGGCTGGCGATCCAGGCAGATTCACTGCCGGTGTACCCCAGCTGAACAGCCAGCGCATAGGCCGACTGACCATCAAAGGTTCCGGCTTCCTTGGCCTGCTTCACGGCATTGGTGGCCGCATTGGCCGCGTTGGTGCTGGCTTTCTCTGCCCGGTCGGCATCGGCCTTTGCCGCCCCCGCGCTGGTAGATGCCTCCCCGGCCTTGGTGACGGCGGTGGAAGCGCTCCCCGCAGCGGCGGTGGCCTGCTGGGTGGCAGTTTCTGCCGCAGCGGTGGCCGTCTTGGTAGATTTGGCCACGTCGTTTAAGGCTGTGGTGCGGGCCCGTGCGATGTCCTGCAAGGCGGTGGTGTGCTCCGTCTCCGTGTCCTGCAGGGCCTGCTTGGCGGCGGTCTCACTGGTCTTGGCGTTCTTCTCACTGGCGGCGGACTTGGTCTCGCTGCTCTTGGCTGCCTCCGCGCTGTCCTTGGCGGCAGCGGCACTGCTGGTAGCTTTCTCCTCCAGTGCGTTGATGCGTTCCTTGGCAGCGGCCAGCAGCTCGTCGGTGGGGATGCCGGTCACACCGTCCCGCACGATGCCGCAGAGTGCCTCGTCCAGCCGGGTGTCAGTGATCTGGCCCGTAGAGATGCTGGTGGAGCCTGCCGGGCGGGTGATCTCGGCAAGGCAGAGGTCGTAGATCAGCTCGGGGCGGGAGATGGCGGGGGCCGTGGGTGTGCTGGATGCCGTGCCCTGCAACACCTGCAGGCTGGCGGCTCTGGCACCGGCATCATAGCGCATGGCGATGCGGTCGATGCGGGGGAGAGACGGGTCGGCCAGCGGCATGGTCAGGGTGTCGGCCTCCCGCTTGGTGATGGAGTAGCCGGTGAAGCGGCTGGGGTGCACCCAGCCACGGCCCGCCCCCACGGTGACCTTCAGCCCGCCTGCGGCTGTCACCGGGAAGTCCTCAGCGGAGCTGAATACGCCGCTGGTGAGGCCCGCAAGGTAGGCCGCCACGTCTGCGGCATCGAAGTCGTAGTCGTTGGCGGGGTATAAAACGATTTTGCTCAAAAGATCATCTCCTTACAGCTTGCGCCAGACCGGCATACCCAGCCGCACGGTGCGGGTGGTGCTGTCGCTCTGGCTTTGGGTGATGACATCGGCCACCCGAACGGTGGCCTTGTAGCCCAGCTCCGGGATGGTGCAAAAGGCCACGTCACCGGGAGAAAGGCCCTCAGCATCGATGGTCAGTTCAATGCTGCCGGTGCGGAGCTGCTCCAGCAGTTTATTCGTGCCCCGGGCCATGAGCCGCTCGAGGTAGGCCTGGCTCTTGCTGGTCTCGCCCTTTTCCTCGTCCGGCTGCACGTCCCGGGCATCCACATACAGCTCCCGTCGGTCGGCACCGGTGGCACCCGTCAGGCCCACGGTCACGGTGGCCCGGTTCTCGCCCTCGCCTGCGCCCTGCACCACAGCGACATTGGCGTAGTCGCTGTCGCCAAAGGCCCACGCGGCCTGCTGAAGGTTGCCCCACTTGGTGGAAAAACGGTTGTTTGGGTCAGCGGTGGGCCGGTAGACCTCGAACAGCAGCTTCTTGTCTGCGTTCTTGCCTGCCAGCCGCACCCGGAAGCCCAGGTCGCAGGCCGCGCCGATGGTCGTCAGGTAGTCCATGATACTGCCGCCGGAGGTCTGTGCAGTGTAGGTGGTGTCAAAGCCCACAAGCGTGCCCAGCTCTAGCTTTGGCCATGGCTGCATTGCGCTGACCAGTCTGCGCATGGCGGCTTCGGCGTTCTCATTCTTCACGATGCTGGTACAGGCCCGCTTGGTGAAGATCCACGTCCCCGGGAAGCCGGTGACCACTAAGTTGCTGTCGGTGTTCTCGTTGCTCCGGTGGCAGATGCGCATGGGCACATCGCTGTCACTGCGGCGCAGCCAGCGGCCCTCCCGGAGAAGAGCGAGGTTCTCCTCGGTGGGGCGCACCTCCAGCGTGAACTCTCCCTCGGTGTTGTAGGGCTCGTCCCAGTAAAGGCTCACCCACATCTCTACCCGGCCCAGCCGGGCGAGGGTCAGTTCATCCAAGACATCCAGTGTCACGAGATCACCTCCGGCAGAATACCGCTCACCATGGGATAGAAGCGCACTGTCACCTGCAGGCTTGTCTCGCCGCTGTCGGCGGTGGCCTTGAGCAGGTTGTCTCCGGGGGCCAGCTCCAGCAGGTCAGACTCTTCATCCAGCAGGGAGAAGATATTCTCCTCCGTGCCGTCCTCCGTCCGCTTGACTGCCAGCTTGTCGGTGGTGGTGCGGTAGATTTCGATGACCTGCCCTGGGGTCAGGGTGGTCAGGATGCGGATGCTCTGGCCCGTGATGATGTTCAGCACGGTGGGGTTGACCACAGCGCCGTCGCTCTTGAGGGTGGCCGTGAAGGGCACCGCCAGCGCCCCGGGGTTATAGGCATTCAGCCAGCCGATGGAGGTGCGCACGCCGAACCGGTGAGGCGTGCTGTAATTGATGGGCAGCCTGAACGATGGCACAAAGCCGTTGATGCAGAAGCTCTGATCCTGCAAGTTGTACCAGAAGGGCTTGGGGCAGAAGAGCATGAAGTCCAGCACCGGGTAGGGGTGGATGCTCTTTGTGTAGGGGGTCTTGGAAAGCACGAAACGGCAGAAGAATCTATCCTCGAAGTACATTGTGCCGCTGGTGAAATAGGGCAGCTTTTCCAGCAGTAATTCCGCATCCGCGTCGCCGTGGGGGCTGTGGCAGTGGATAATGAGTTCACGGCTCACCCCGGCCACGCTCTGGCGCTCCACCGTTTCACCGATCTGGTTCACTCCCTGCGCCTTTTGCAGATTTACATCTACGCCATTGATGGGGTCGAGGGAGTAGGGCGTGCCGTAGTCCCACCCGATGTCGAGAGTGGCCCCGGCATCCGTGACCAGCTGCAAATGGTCTTTTCTGAATGGCATCTCGGTGCCCTCCTTTCATCGTTTCTGGGCCTTGGCCCGGTCGGCTTCCCAGCGTGCTTCCCGCTGGAGGTCTGCCGCCGTCTGGGCCTTGCTGTAAATGTTCTGGGTGATGTTGGTGTCGCCCTCCCGGTGGTACTGGTTGGCGGCTGCGGCCACCTGTGCCGTGCCGGAAGCGGCCACAGACCGGCTGATGGCCATGTTGTCCGACAGCACCAGAGAATTGGCCTGCCGCACCATCTCGGCCAGCCTGGAATTTGCGGCCAGCAGGGCCTCGGTGTTGGCCTCCACAGCGTCGGTCAGGTCTTTGTCCGGGGTGGGGGCCGTCGGCGTGGTGGAGCCGGTGTTTGCGCCTGTGGTGGTCTTGGTGATGTCGTCCAGACTGCGCTCCACCTTGGTCTGGATGCCGTCCACATAGGTGGTCACGGTCTTGTAGGAGCGCTCCACGCCGTCCACCAGCTTGGTACCTGCCTCGGTGACGGTCTTGGTCACCCGCTGGGTGATCTTGCCGGTCTCGTCCTTCAGCTTCT